ATGACCGAACCGCGCGACCTTGCCGACCTGGTGCCGGCCGACGTCCGGGCCGAGGTGAACACCGCAGTCGCGGTGCTCGAAACCCACGGCCCGGCGGTCATCGAAGCGCTGTGGCAGCTCGACCGGGCGACCACGGCGGCGTGGAAGACCGTGAACATGGCCGAGGGGACCGAGGAGGAATGGCGGCTCGTCGAGCGCGCAGTCGGTATCGAACGTGGCTGGGATGCGGCCGAACGACTGGTCTCCACACTCGACTACCAGGGCAGGGCTGGCTTACCAGCCGTAACGCCTGACGGCCCGTAGGCGCTCCTTTTGGCGTAAGGGGTGTTTCATGGGGTGCGAACGCCCCCGGTCGTCCTGTCGCGGCCGGGGGCGTTCGCCTGTTAGTTAGGTACTAATACCGGCAGGGAAGTTGGCGTGCTTCGGGTAGCCGGTGGTCGTTGCGGGTATATCGTTCAACTAGCCGGGCTGGCTATCGGCCCTGGGACCGAGCTGCCCCCACCGCTCGATCCCGGCCACGACTCCGGAGCGAGGAGAAGACGCCCCGGGGTCGTGGCCCGGTTAGGAATACCCGGTCAGCCATAAAGTGCTCGGTTAGCTGAGACGTAGCCTACTGGTTGCAGCCGTTCGGGCAGTGCCACCAATGGCCGCGGAGGCTGGTCGCCTGCCACTGCTGGCCGCAGGCGATACATGCGAGCTGGTCAGGGTCGACGTCGTACAGGATGACACCGACCCGGCGCAGCCCCTCAGCCGTCTTCTCCGGCGCCTTGGCGCCCCTGTGCTCGGCCATCACGCGGTGGTGATGATGTAGATGCCGGCGGCGTTCAGCGGCTTGATGTCGTACCTGGCCACCACCCGCAGATACAGCTGGTCGGAGTCGGCGAAGGTCTCGGTGAACACGCCCAGGCTGGGGGCGGTGTCGCGGCCCACGGCGATCTGGTTCATGTCGGCCAGGATGATCTTGCCCCCGGCCCGGACGTCGGGGAGCTGGGTGGTGACGAATACCGGGCAGCCCAGCAGCCGAAACGACGTCCGGCCGGTGGTGGTCACCTGGCCGGTGGCGATGCCGGCGTCGCTGTTCAGGATCAGGTAGGAGCCGGTGCCGGATCCCTCGCGGAGCTTGCGGATCTGGGTGAACTTGGTCGGCCCCATGAACCACGCGGCTGTCTCCAGGCTGGCGTTGGCGCCCAGCAGCGATGCCTGGCCGTCGAGCAGGTTGTCGACGGTCGGGGTGGCGCTGGCGGCCAGGGTGGTGCCGCTGGTGCCGGCCATGGAGGTGAAGCCGGTGATCGTGTTGGCCGCGCCGGTCCCGGTCAGCATGGCCGCGTCGATCTCCAGGGCGGTGCGTTCCACGATGGCCTGGCCCATCACCGTCGCGATGGCCAACACCGAGTGGCGGACAAGCTCGTTGGAGATTCGGTAGCCGCGCTTGAATGACTTCAGGGAGGAGGGAAGCAGCTGCACCTCGCTGAAGACCGGATCGGACTCGGGCACGGCGACGTTCTCGGCGGTCATGCCGACCGCGGACATGGGGCGAGCTTGGGGATGGACAGCGGGTCGCCCTGGGAGTCGAACACGCGCGGGCCGGCGGCGAGGACGACGGAGCGGGCCTGGAGGGGGTTGACCAGGATGCGGGCGACCTGCTCGGAGGTCAGCTCGGCGCCCGCCCCGGCCACGCCGATGCCGGAGGGCATGGGGCAGCAACCTTTCGGTGCGAAGGATGCTGCCCGGGCCTGCCGGGCGCAGCGCTACGGCATCAAGCCATGTCCTCTGTCCAACACATCACTCGGGCGCAATCTTTGTGGGTACCTGTCGTTTGGGCCTTCGGGCCGTTCACCGAGGCCCCGAGTGCTGCCGTTGTCAGGACACCTCAAGTATAGCCGTTCCTGATCTCAGGAAGCTCTTTCATCGGGATACCTGATCGCACGGGATGGTCACGACGACCACTAGCGCGTCCGGGACTGGATGATCCCCCACAGCTCCTCGTTCGGGTCGGCCGGGCCGGGCCGGGCGCCCTGGCCGACGTCGCCGGAGATCCGCTTGGCATAGTGGGGCTTGCGGGTCAGCAGTTCGGTAACGGCGGTCTTGACCTTCTCGGGGTCGGGGGCGCCGTCGTCGTCCAGCAGGGTGGTGGTGTCGGCGCCGTCGAGCAGGTCGGCGGGGTCGGCCAGGCGGCCATCGGCGACGACCTCGGCCCGGAGCAGCTCGGCCACCAGCTTGGCGTTGCGGCCCTCCAGCTCCTCGGCCCGCTTGCGCCGGTCGGCGTTCTCCTTGCGGGAGTTGCTCGACGTACTCGCGCGGGAAGGTCTCGGCTCCGCCCTCGGCGGCGGACGCCTCGCCCTCCACCACACCGGACGCCTCGGCGGTGCCCTGAACCGCATCGATGCGGGCCGCCTCGGCGAGCTGGGCCGGGGTCGGGTTGGGCAGGGCCTCGGGCTCAGCCAACGGTCGCCTCCAGCGGCGGGTTGGCCTCGGCCAGGATCCGGGCCTGCTGCTGGGGTGAGTAGCCCATGTCCTCAAGGAGCTGGCGTAGCGGCACGCCCATGGTGAACTTCTTGCTGGCCGCATCCACCACCACGCCCTCGGGGCGCAGCCGCGGGTCCCGCCAGATCGTCTCGCAGTCCTCAGCACCGGCCCTGGGGTCGCCCTGGACGGCGAACCCGAGCCGCATCACCCGTTCCCACGCCTCGCCGAAGACGACCTGTTTGTCCTCCACCTTGGCCACCAGGCCGGCCTCGGCACTTTGGATGCTTTCACCCGACGGGAACTCGCCCTTCAAGTAGAAGTAGTGCGGTGGGGTCTGGGTCTGGGTGGCCACGTGCTGGGTCAGCAGCGTGATGGCGCTCACGAACCCTTCCAGGGTCGTCTCGGGGAACGCGCCGACCTGCTGGCCGCCGGCCACCACCAGGTACCGCTGCAGGGCCGCGGCCTTGGTCTTCAGCTCGGCGATGAGCCGGTCGAAGGCTTCGGACTTGGCGTCCACCAGCAGGTACCGCATCTTGAAGCTGTTGAACTCGCTGGCCACCAGCAGGTCGGTGACCATCTTGTTCACCGCGTCCTGCACCGGGATGACGTTGGCCAGCTCGGAGCGGCCACCGCCCAGCAGCGTCGGCTTGTTCTGGAACTCGACCACCGGGACCTGGCCCAGCGGGTTGTCGACGGTGTTGGTCCGGCGCCAGCCCGAGACGGTCGAGCCGGCCTGGGCGGTGTAGCTCAGCACCCGGTCGGGCAGGAACAGCCGGGCCTCGAGACTGCCGCCGGGGATCTCCCAGCGCTTGAGCGCGGCCATTGGCAGCCGGGTGGCCGGGTCGCTCAGCACGATGCACTGGCGGGCCGACTCAGCCGTGATCCGGGGCCGGCCAGCGCCGTCGGCCCAGACGATCACGTAAGCGCGGCCGGTGATCAGGGCTTCGTTGTGGACCAGCAGTGACCCGAGGTCCAGGTTGTTGCGCTGCCACATGCGCCAGGCGTCGGCGTCGCCGGGCTCGTCGCCGAACCGGAACCCGGTCACCCGGAGCCGCTGACGCGGTACATCGGCGACCAGCTCGCACCAGTTGTCGGCGAAGGTCTTGAACAGCCCGCCGAACGCCTCGCGGAACTTCTCGGTCGCGAACAGCAGCGGGTGCCGGCCGGCGTAGTAGTCGTGATAGCGGGCGATCTCGTGCTGGGCGGCGTCCAGCTCCACGGCCAGGCCGGCGAGCAGGTCGCTGTCGGTGTCGGATTGTGGGGCGAGCAGGGTCACAGCAGGTACACCTCGGGCTGGAGAGCGGGTTCTAGGGTGGCGGCGGTGTCCAAGGCCAAGATGGCGCTCACGGCCAGGTCGATCCTCCTTGTCGAGTGCTTGTGCTCCTTGATGATGCGCGTGCCTCGGCTGTCGGCCTTGACCACCGCGTTGGTGACGTGACGGCCCAGGTCCGGGTTGCCGGAGTGGGTGAGGGCCTGGTTCAGCACCGCCTCGGCGAACCTGGTCGTCGCCGGCGTCATGCGGGCCGGAACCTGGGGGTAGACCTCGACCGGTAGGCGCTCGTCGGCGAGGATCTGCAGCGACCTGGCCCACCGGAACGGATCCGCGGCCAGGGCCCGGACCTTGAACCGGCGGCACGCTTCGCGCAGCGCGTCCTCCACGGCCACGATGGGTACCGGGTCGCCGCTCCGGGCCTCCGGTGCGGGCTCCCAGAGCCGAACGACGTCGAGATGGGGCACGGCGCCGGTCTCCACGGCGACGATGGCCGTGGCATCCCCGGAGTAGCTGCCATCGAAGCCAATCGCCACCTCGGCCCCGTCGGGAATCGGCCGGGGGTCGAGGCACGCCTCCCACGCCGAGGCCGGCAGCCACGCGCCCTCCAACCGCACCCGCTGGTTGAGGTGGAACCTTCGGAACTTGGCCTCGCGGGTGGTGCGGACCATGGCGGCCAAGTGCTCAGGGTCCAACGTGTCGCCCAGCATGGGATTCGCGGCGCACACGCCGACCGGTCTCGCACGTCGCAGCCCTCGAAGGCGGTGAACTCGACAAAGAAGAAGTCCGGGTCCTGGCGGCCGCGGCCGTGCTCGACCAGCCGGGCCATCAGGTTGCGCTCGTCGTCGTCGCACTCGGTGGAGATCCCCAGCGTCAGCGGCCGGGTGCGCGTCCCACCGGCCAGGGCCAGCGCGTCCCAGGTGTCAGGATCCATCACGTGCACCTCGTCGCAGATGGCGCAGCTCGGGTTGCGGCCCTGGAGCCGTGACCACTCGCCCGGCAGGGCTCCAGCACGCTGTCAGAGGCCAGATGGTAGAGCCGGTCGGCGTAGACCTGGAGCACGCCGGACAGCCGCCGATCCAGCTCGACCATGCGCCGGCAGAGGTTGAAGATCACCTTAGCCGTGCGCTCATCCACCGAGACGATGATCACCTCGGCCGACCGCTCGCCATCGGCGAGCAGGTGGTACAGCCCCAGGCAGGCGGCCAGGAGGCTCTTGCCGTTCTTGCGGGCGACGGAGATCAAACCCTGTCGGGGGCGGGGATCGCGGTCGTACAGCCCGCGGATGATGGCCTGCTGCCAGTCGCGGAGCCGGATCGGCTGCTCGGCCGGGTTGCCCTTGCCGCCCTTGGGCAGCCGGCAGTAGCGCTCGATGAAGGCGATCACCCGGTCCCCACCGGCCGGTGGGAGGCTCTGGAGGTGCAGCGGGCGCCCGGACGGGGCCGCCTTCGGCCCGGCCCTCACGGCGACCTCGGCGGTGTAATGCGCCGCGGACCTGGCGCGGGGTCCACACACAGCGTCCATCACCGGTGTCCCCCCACCTGGCGGACCAGCTCGGCACCCTGGCGGCCTTGGCAGGACATGCACAGCACGTTGTACCAACCAGGTCGCAGCGGGCCGCCACGGACCAGGGGCACCGGGTGGTCCGCGCTCAGCTTGTTCGGTGCGATCACCCAATGGCCGGGCACGCCGTAGCCGGGGCACCAGGGGCCTTGACGGGCCTTGTGCTCGTTCACCGCGGCGGCCCGGTCGCGCCAGTCCCGATGGCCGCCACGGCGTGCATCCTTGGCCCGGTCGCGCTGGCGCTGGTGCTCGGCGCAGCGCGACCCGCTGGCGATCCGCCGGTGGCAGTCGAGGCACTTGCGCTGCACTGCTAGTCCCATCCCTCGCGCTGCCGGGGTCGTTGGGGCCGCCCGGCTGAATGCCTTCCCGGTGCTGGCGGAGCACCTCGTCCCATGCGGCCGTCACGTCCGACCACTCCATGCCGAGCTGGAACCAGCGGACGGTGCATAGATCCGCCCAGCCGTCTGAGGTCTCGACCTCGACCCGGATCGAGAACGAGTCCAGGTCGACCTGGTCGAGGTCGTCGCCGACCACCTTGAACTCGGCGATGGCCCGCCACTGGTTGCGGTCGAGCCGTTGGGCGATTGCCAGGGCGACCCGCTTGTTCTTCTGATGCAGCAGCGCGTCCTCAAGGTACGGGCGGAGCCGCTGGAAGTTGACACCGGCTGGTGGTGTCCCATGTGTCCCATGTGTCCCAATGTCCCATTGCTTGGTCACTGCTCCTCCTCGGTTTGGGACGGCGGTGTCCCGTTGTCCCGTTGCTCGCCCTCGCTGACCTGGGATTGGGACGATGGGACACTTGGGACACTGGTGTAGATGCCGCGGGACAGGCGCCGGAGGCGGCCGGAGTCGGCCAGGCGCTTGAGGTAGCGGCGGGCGTCCGGGCCGAACTTGTCCTCGACCTCGCCGGCCCGGACGCTGGGCGGGTTGTTGGCCACGAGGCGATGATCTCGGCCGAGCGGTCGCTGACCCCGCCGGACAGCCGGGCCTCGCGGGCGCGGGCGGCGGCCTCCTCAAGGTCGGCGCCGTCGAGGTCCCAGGCGAACCCGTCGGCCACCGTCAGCGCGTATTCGCCTTCGGGGACGTCGCGGCCGGTGACCCTGAGCAGCCCGCTCGTCTCGTGCCGGGCGCGGGTGAGCACGATCACGGTGTCGGCCGCCCCGGCGAGTCCGTGGGTGCCAGACACGGTATCGACCCAATCCTCGGCGGCGGCCTTGCGGTCGTGGTGGTTGGTGAGCAGGCACATGCCGGCGTGGTCGTCGGCGATCCGCTTCAGGGTCGTGCCGATGCGGTAGTCGCGCTGGTAGCTCGACTCCCCGAGCAGAGCGGGCGGCATGACTTTGCCCAAGGTGTCCAGGATCACCAGGGGCGGCAGGTCGTGTTCTCGGTCGAGCCAGGCGGTGATGGTGTCGATCACCCGGCCCTGCTCCAGCCGCAGTAGGTACTCGAACTCCCGGGGGATCGGGTCTCCGCGCAGCAGCTTGCGGCAGCGGTCCTGGAGGCGGCGGTCGCCATCCTCCAGGGCGAGGTAGAGGACCGGGCGTTTGGGGATGGTGATGCTGAGCGCCTTGCCGCCCGCGGCGGCGGCCAGCGCGACGGTCAGCACCAGCCAGGACTTCCCAATCTTCGGCGGTCCAACCAACAGCACCGATCCCTCCGGATCAGGCCCGGAACGACGTAGGTGAGCGGTGGGAAGTGCTGGGCGTCCAGCCAGGCACCATCGCGGAGCCCGGCCAGCAGCTCGACCGGGGCATCTACTTGGGATTCCCCGGACTCCACCGGCCGGACCGGCACGGGCTCGGCAGGCGGTTCGGCCATCCACCGCGGGGTGTTGGGGCAGCCGGCCCGGTCGCACGGCCGGCCGACATGCTGGTGGTCGGGGCGGAACTTGGCGAGCAACCGGGCGGCCTCGCGCTCGACCCGGCTGCCGTACTTCTCCCGCGTCGGCCGGTGCGCCAGCGCCAGGGCCGCCACCTGGCCGTTATCCAGGCCCCATTCGACGGCCGCGGCGACTAACCCGGCCGTCTGGGCGGACCGGTCGGGCCCGGGCGCCTCCTGGAGGCGATCCCGGAGGTGCTTGGGGAGCTCGGCGGGCACGGCCCCGGCCGGGATGGCGGGCAGCGGGTCGGTACGGCCGGCGCCCGGGTCGGGCGGCAGCAGCGCGTCGAGGTGGTCGCGGGGGTCGCTCATGGCAGCCACCGGACCGGGACCGGGAGGGGACGGCCGCGCTGGGGCTTGTGGTTGAAGGTGCCCGGCAGCCGCAGGATCTTGGTCTCCGACCAGCCGGCATCGGCCTCCAGCAGCGCGCCGATGCGCCGGTTCCACGCCTCGATCCGCTCGGGCGCCTCCGCTTCCACGCCCAGGCGGACATAGACGTGGCGGCCCTGGTCGCCGGAGGCGACCTGCCAGACGGGGAGGCCGTCCAGCCGGTCGAGGGCGGCCTGGCGTTGCGGGGTCCAGGGGCCGTCCACGTCGGCCCAGGCGACCAGCCCGGGCAGGGCGTTGCCGGCCTTGCGGGAGCGGGTGGTGCGGAGCAGGCAGCCGGCGTAGACGTCGGCCTCGGATCCCGCGGTCAGGGCCAGTTGGAGCAGGCGGCCTCGGTCGTCGGGCCAGCGGAACCAGCGTTCCTCGAAGCGGGTGAAGGTGTAGGCGCTGCTGCCCTCGGGGTAGTGGCCGCCGTGGCCCAGGTACACACACGCCCAGCCGCCGCGGTCGCCCCAGAGCCGCGCCGTCCACATGGCGGCGGCGGCGCACGGGTCGCAGGGGAGGGAGACTTCGGCGTCGGGGAACGCGGTGAGGGGCCTCGGCCAGATCGTGGTGGGTCTCGAGTAGGACCATCTCGGTCCTGCTGTCGTCGGCGGTGGCGGGTCTAGGTGTCGAGGCCGGTCGCGTCGGGTGCGCACCGGCCTCCACCATCACCGGGCACGGGCGGCGACCTCCTGCTCCCGCTCCCACCGCAGTAAGTCAGCCTCGCGGTAGCGGACCCGCTTGCCGATGCGGAGGAACTCCGGCCCGCGGCGCCTGTATCGCCACTCCTTCAAGGTGTCCAAGCTGACCTGGTAACGCTCCGCCACCTGGTCGGGCGTCAGGAACGGCATCGCGCTGCTCCTATTGCAGAGGGTTGGCGTACTTACTCAGAGAACCATGGCGACTACGGTCTGCGCAAGTCAGCGTGCTTAGGATCGCCGACCTATGCAGGGCGTGTTGCGTCGTGTTACGGTTGGCCCATGAACGAGCGCCACGACGCTGAGGAGCAGCCCGAGGTTCCGGCGGACTCCTGGACCTCAGCGACGCTTGCGACCGGCAACGGCGGGTGGTTGGGCTACGCCAACGAGGAGGAGCCCGGCTGGGTCTACGTCCGAGTTCAGGAGAACGAGCATGGACGGCTGGTGATCACCGAGTTGCATCTGACACGAGAGCGGGTGGACTCCGCCGCTCTGCGGGAGCTGCCGCTTGGCCGCATCGAGGCTCTGGCTAACTCAAGCCCCATCGCAGAGGATATCCGTGCCAAGCTCCACGACCCACTGCGACCCGGCGTGGAACCTCTAAGCCCTGAGTCTCGGTCACGGTGGGAGCCCAGGAAGATCATCAGTCCTACCTCGCACCTGCTGCACCTGGCCGTGCCGAAGGGCACAAAGCCCGACAAGTTCTACAAGGAAGCCGCAGAGCTGTACGCCAAGCTGGCTACGGAGAGTCGCCGGCCAGCGGCGGACCTGGCCGAGCGGAGCGGTGTAGCCGCAGCATCGGTCCACCGATGGATCGCGGAGGCGAGGCGCCGCGGCTACCTGCCGCCGGCCGAGCGAGGTCGGCGCGGCTGATGGCCTCGATCCAAAAGCGGGTCCGCAACGGCCGGACGACCTACCGGGTGCGCTACCGCGACCCCGCCGGCCGCCAGCGGTCCAAGGTGTTCCGGCTCAAGGTCGACGTCAACGATTGGCTTCATGCCAACGAGACGGCCAAGGGTGAACGCCGCTGGGTCGACCCGGCCGCCGGCCGCGAGCGGTTCGGGGAGTGGGCGGAGCGCTGGTACGCGACCACCGCGGCGCTACGCCCGACGACCCGCCGCGACTACCGGGTCCTGCTCGACAATCAGGTCCTCCCGGCGTTCGCCGCCGCCCGGCTGGCGGCAAGCTTGTCCGCAACGTCGCGGCCGGGGTGAAGCTCCCCAAGGTCCAGCGGCGCGAGATGCACTTCCTCGACGCCGTCCAGGTCGAGGCCCTCGCCGACGCCATCGACCCGCGGTACCCGACGCTGGTGCGAGTCGCCGCCTACACCGGGCTCCGGCCGTGTGAGCTGGTCGCGCTGCGGGTTGGCCGCCTCGACCTGCTCCGCGGCACCGTCCGGGTCGCCGAGGCGGCACCGGAGGTGGCTGGCCGGCTGGAGTGGGGCGGCGTCAAGACCCACGAGGCCCGCACCGTCCGGCTCCCTCGGTTCCTCTGCGACGAACTGGCCGCCTACCTCGCCGGCCGCCCACACGGCCCCGAGGACCTCGTGTTCACCGCCCCGCTCGGCGGCCGGCTGCGCGAGTCCAAGTTCGTCCCCGGCTACTTCAAGCCCGCCATCCGAGCGGTCGGGCTCCCGGCGACGGTGCGGTTCTACGACCTGCGGCACACGGCCGCCTCCCTGCTCATCCGCGAAGGCGCCAGCATCACCCTGGACACCTACGGGCACCTGTTCCCTGACGAGCTGGACGCCCTCGCCACCCGCCTGGAGAACCTGCACGACCGGGCGCTGGAAGCCCGGCGGACCGCCGAGTTGTGGCCCCGCGGTGGCCCCGATGTCGTCGCCCTCTACGAAGGTGCAGGTAGATGA